TGACTAGTATTACAAGTACTACTTCTTTACTTCGGAACATACACCAAAGGGTAAATACAACGAAGTACACCCATGTTCAATAGTAAGGACTAAATGGCGTGAGCAGGGCTGGTACCTTAATTCGTTTTATCGTATCTCTCGTTTCAAAGGATTCAAAGTAGGATGTATCTCATTAGGTTTAGTCAGCGGCTATAGAGATAATAAAATTCCTTACATTGCATACCATTGGGATGGTGGTTTTACTCTACCTGTCGGCCTTATCTCTTGGATGCATGGTTCCGATATGAAGAAGATTACATGCACTTATGGTGATAGAACATTAAGGACTTCTTTGAAAATGGTTTGGAATAAGTGGGTGAAGTAATGGAATATAGAACATGGGAAAAAGTAATTGCTCGGGCACTCGACTATTATATTGGTCGCACAGATGAAGATGAACCAAAAGTTCCTGTCCTAACTATGCGGCAGGCGAAGCGAGGACTTTACGTAAAGATGGTGTTACAGTTGGTCAATTGGATCACCTGTTTCTTCATTATTGCAAGTGTGGTGAGGCATTGGGGATGACTGTTAAAGAAGCTAAAGAAATTATTCTGAAGTATGAGAAGTTAGTTACAGAAGCTAGAGAAGTGCTTGCTAAACACTATTCAAAAGTGTTACGGAGGATACCATGAATACAAGTCCAGGTGCCATCTTTAACATGGCTACATCAAAGAAAGAACCTTACAATTCAGATTACCCATATAGCGCTTTTGTAGTTAATCGTATTGCATCCAATTATATTGATACTTTATTCCAAGCAAATGAGTTGAATCAGTATCATGAGCTCGATAAACACCTCCAATACGATTATCTTATAAATAGTACTAGGAAGAAGAAGCGTTTCCGGAAAGCTGAGAAAGACTATCCGGATTCGAGTCTTGCTTTGATTAAAGAATATTATGGGTACAATACAAAACGTGCTCTTGAAGTTTTGGATATTCTTAACGATGAACAAGTTAATAAGATCAAGTTAAAACTTGACAAAGGTGGAATGAAATGATAGATATAGAGCAGATGGTTGAGATCCGTCTTAAATCAGACGACGACTTTCTTAAAGTCAGAGAAACTCTTACACGTATTGGTGTAGCATCCCGTAAAGATAAAACTCTTTTTCAGAGTTGTCATATTTTACATAAGCAAGGAAGATACTTTATAGTGCACTTCAAGGAATTGTTTGCATTAGATGGTAAGCCAGCCAACTTTGGTGAAGAAGATATTGCAAGACGAAATGCAATTGCTAATCTTCTTAACGAATGGGGTCTGGTAGATTTAGTTGAAAGTGAGAAGTCAGAAGATCCAATTTGTCCTATCAGCAGAATTAAAGTTCTGCCATATAAAGAGAAAGATGAATGGACGTTGACTCCAAAGTATAACATAGGAAAGAAAAAATGAGTATTAGCATTATCCCTTTTTTAAGTGAGACAGATGGCGCGCAGCAGTTGTATGTTGTAAGACAAGTTGTCGATGGTCATGAGATCCGTCAACAGTCATTAAATAGTATGGAAGAAGCTGAAAAGGTTGCTGACGCATGGAAGACCGAATCTTCCCTAGCCTAAAGTTCATCAACTTTTACATGACCACTGCACATGAATGTGCAAGGCTATCCTACGCAAAACGACTTCAAGTTGGAGCAGTGATTGTTAAAGACAATCGCATTATCAGTTATGGTTACAACGGTACACCAGCTGGTTGGGATAACAAATGTGAAGATGAAGACGGTAAAACCAAACCACAGGTTCTACATGCAGAAGCTAATGCTTTAATGAAAGCTGCAGCTAGTCCCGAATCAACTGAAGGTGCTGGTTTATACTTAACCCACTCTCCATGTATGGATTGTGCTAAGATGATTATGCAAGCCAACATTAAATATGTTGTCTATAATGAAGAGTACAGGGATACTAAGGGTGTGAAGTTCTTACAACAAATGAACGTCGCAACATTACGTTGGATGGATCTAATGGTGGCAAAAGAGAATGGATTGCTGGATTAAGGAAAGACATGAAGGTGGTTACTGGCAGTACTTCTATGAAGTAGATGGTGTCCGTATCGGTTCTGTGATTCCACAATGGGGTGGTAATGGTATGAAGACATGGCAATGTCAATACAAAGACCATGTTCCATTTAAACGGCAAAGTCTTAAATCTGGTAAAGCAGACATTGCTTGGATCCATGATGCAGACAAAACAAAAAACCTTGCCACAATAAAAATTTGGAAAGATGACGAGTGAACCGTTGACTTTTCGTTCACAAATTACTATATAATATGTGGGTGCCGAATTGTCGGGCTCGTAACAAAACTTGCTTAACAGGAGTTAACATAACATGACTAATATTCAGAACAATATTTTCCCTAAGTCTGCCTTTATTGGCTTTGATAGAATTCTGGAGGACATGCAGTTTGCAGCACAACATGCTAATGACCATTATCCCCCACATAACATTGTCAAAGAAAATGATACAGATTATCTAATTGAGCTAGCAGTTGCTGGTTTTGATAAAGATGATATCGTAGTAGAGCAGAAGGAAAGGTCGCTGAAGATCGCAGGCAAATATAAATCTAAAGGTCGAGAAGTAGTACACCGTGGTATTTCCACACGTGACTTCGAGCGTAGATTTCGCCTGTCGGAGTATGTTCAAGTAGCCGGAGCTTCTTTCAAGGATGGTATTCTTGCAGTATCTTTGAAGTTAGAAATCCCAGAAGAGAAGCAGCCTCGTCAAATCAACATCGATTAAACGAGGAAAACAAAATGACCGATGGAACTATGACAGCCGGTATGAGTGCAGTTACGATTGCACTTATCGCAGTGATTCTACAACCACTGATGGGCTAACTAAATAGAGTTGGGGGCACTTCTGCCCCCAACCACTTTATTGGAGGACATAATGAAACTTTCACCAAATTTTTCACTAGCAGAATTTACCAAGAGTCAAACAGCTGAACGAAAAGGATTAGACAACACCCCTAGCGAAGAGCATCTTGTAGCTGCACAGTCCTTATTCTTAATGGTAGTACAAAAGGTTAGGGACCACTTTGGTCCTACAGTTATTAATAGTGGTTATAGAGGACCAGAGTTAAATGAAGCAGTTGGTGGAAGTAGTAAGAGTCAGCACTGTAAAGGTGAAGCAGTGGATATTGAAGTGCCTGGTGTCCCCAATGCCACCGTGGCTGAGTGGATAAGGGATAACCTTGAGTTCGATCAGCTTATCTTAGAGTTTTATACTCCTGGTATCCCTGACAGTGGTTGGGTTCATGTATCTTACAAGCATGGTGAGAACCGTAAGTCAGTTTTGACAGCATCCCGTGTTGATGGAAAAACACATTATGCAGTGGGAATTAATTCCTAAACGTGGATTATGAACTTTTTAAAGGTTCAAGTAAACATAACTATATCATTAACATAGGAGCACCGCATGGAACATCAACTAGATCTTTTTGCCACTACAACAAATATAAATTTAGATCCAGATGACCGTGATTGGGAGTATGATGGAGATGGTTCTAAAATATATAAACCATCTGTAGGCTTTAGTCGCAAAACTTCCTACACACCCCCTCCTGTTGCCTCTTAATCAAAGATCGACTATACTTATTAAATGAGTGAAATGTTTTTTTATACGAACGTCACACGACTGTTCAATGAAATCGCTGTCCGTGGTGTTAAGAATGGTAAGCCATTCTCACGGAAAGTAAAGTACGAACCAACCTTATATGTAAAGGCTGACAAACCATCAGGTCTAGTAACCTTAGATGGTGACCATGTTGCTCCTGTACAGCCAGGTACAATGCAGGATTGTAAGAAGTTTATTGATAAGTATGATGGCATCGAGAACTTCAAAGTGTATGGACAGACTAACTATGTCAAGCAGTTTACTAATGCAGCCTTTCCTGGTATCATAGAGTTCGATCGTTCAAAGATTAATGTAACATCTATCGATATTGAGGTTCAGTCTGATGAAGGGTTCCCTGACCCTGCCTACGCTGCATACCCTATTACAGCTATAACGATCCATAATAACATTGACGATGTATATTATGTATGGGGTCTTGGTGAATGGGATCCAGCTAAACGTGATGAGTCTTTGAACGACTTAACTATCGAGTATGTACAATGTCAAGATGAGGCTGACCTACTTCATCGTTTTGTCGACCAATGGTGTAAGGCATATCCTGATGTAATTACTGGTTGGAATAGTGAACTGTTTGATATGCAGTATATTGCCAACCGTCTTCCAAGGGTAACTAATCTTGAAGCTAGAGACTTGTCCCCATTTAGAATGTTCGATTGGAATTCAAGAATGATTGCTGGCCGGGAGGTAAACTTTCCTTACTTCCTTGGTATTAGCTGTCTCGATTACCTTGAGCTATTTCGGAAATTTGGATATGCTTATGGTAACCAAGAATCCTATCGATTGGATCACATTGCTCATGTAGTACTTGGTGAGCGTAAGTTGGACTATAGTGAGTACGGTGACTTGAACTCTCTATACAAACATGATTATCAGAAGTTTATTGACTACAACATTAAGGATACGCAGCTTGTTGACCGTATGGAAGACAAGCTCGGTCTAATCACCCTTGCATGTACGATTGCGTACAAAGGTAAGGTTAACTATAAAGATGCTTTTGGCACTGTGGGTGTGTGGGATGCTATTCTACACAATTATATGATGGACAAAGGTATTGTGGTTAACCCTACTGGCAAGGGTGAGAAGGACCGAAAGATTGAAGGAGCTCATGTTAAGGATCCGATTACAGGTATGCATTCCTGGGTTGTATCGTTTGACTTGAACTCATTGTATCCTCATATTATGATGCAGTATAACATGAGTCCGGAAACCCTCGTAGACAAGACTGTGTTAGGAGTGAGTGTAGATAAGTTGCTAGAGAAAGAGCACTTTGAGTTCAATCGTGACTATACTATGACTGCTCGTGGTAACCTATTCCGTAAAGATAAGAAAGGTATGATTCCTACTCTTGTTGAAGGATTGTATTCCGAACGTAAAGGTTACAAAAAGGATATGCTTAGTGCACAACAAGAACTGATTGATGCAGATAAGTCAGATATCAATATTGTATATCAGTTAGAGAAGAAGATTGCAACACTTGATAACAAGCAGCAAGCGATTAAGATTCTTATGAACTCTTTGTATGGTGCTACTTCCAATGAGCACTTTAGATATTATGACCAACGGATCGCTGAATCAATCACTATGTCAGGTCAGCTTACTATTCGTTGGGCTGAGAAACGTATTAACCAATACTTGAATAAAATTCTGGGTACGGATATTGATTACGTTATTGCTATCGATACTGACTCCTTGTATGTTAACATGGGTCCATTGGTCGAGCTTACTAAACCAGAAGACCCTGTTAAATTCCTAGACAAAGTTGCTAAAGAAAAACTTAAACCATTATTTGATGTAGCTTATGAAGAGTTACGTGAATACATGAACGCTCCTGAGCAGAAGATGGTAATGGAGCGTGAGGTTATTGCAGAGCGTGGTGTATGGACAGGTAAGAAACACTATGCGTTGAATGTGTGGAACAGTGAAGGTGTGCAATATCCTGAACCTAAACTGAAGGTCCAAGGCATCGAAGTTGTTCGATCTTCTACCCCTCAAGTTGTTCGGGATCAGTTGAAAAATACTATTAGCGAGATTCTGACTACAGATGAACCTACTGATCAAGATAGTATTGCACGTACTAGAGAGGAGTTTTACACACTCCCTGCAGAGGACATCGCCTTTCCTAGAACTGCAAATAACCTAGATAAATATAGAGCAACTGATGGAATCTACAAGAAAGGCTGCCCTATTGCAGTGCGTGGATCGTTACTACATAATTATCACTTAGAAAGATTAGATCTCACAAAGCAATATGAATCTATCTTTCCTGGCGAGAAGGTTAAGTTCGTATACGTGAAACAACCTAATCCTCTTGCTGAAAACGTA